GCCGCAAACTGTCTAGCAATTTGAAATATATCTCCACCTTCTATTTCAACTGTACTTAGAATATCACGGATCATATCGAGTTGCTGGTCTTCTATTTGCCCTAGAAGTCGTGATGTTTTCATTGGTCTTAAAGATACAGAACCATCTTCACCTCTATCAAGAAATAAATGAGGCTGTTCAGAAGACCTCCAAAACTGCTCAATACCACGAAAGTCTCCTTGAGGAATCGCATTCTCAAGAATAGCATTTGTTACTGTCTTGATTACATCTGGTATTTTACCATTAACTAACATCATTTTATTTACAGCATTATATAAAGGTTTGCCCGGTAAGAATTGATCCGACACTATTGCTTTCAGCAAGTCTTCTCTATTTCTAAACTGAAAGTCTGCAATCAATTTGTTATCCAAGAACTCACCAAGCTTTGGATCATCACCCATTATAAATTGATCATTAGTTAAACTTTCCATTACACTTGCCCATTTCTGAGTTTCTTTGAGTTCGTTTTCTAATGCACCTTGTACACTTACAGCTTTATCGATAGCCGTTCCTAACGAAATCTTAAAAGCGTTACTCATGCCAGGAAGAAAATCTGTTTCCTGACCAGCTGGACCAACTGCTTTGGCTCTTATTGCTGGCAACATTTCAACAACTTTCATTTGTTCTGGAGTGAAGTTTAGTTTTTTTGCAAGCTGAACTGCACCTGATGGATTAACAAGCATGTTATTTATGCCTTCAAGCTTTGCTTTATCATATCCACCAGTTACACCAAACTTATCAAGGATATGTTTCTTTGCAATATTAACAGCTTCTTTTTGTAAAAATCCTTTTATAGTTTTAGATCTACCTTCTTGTAAAACCTTAGAAGTTGATGAAACTGGACGACCATCTACTGTTGAAGTAAGCTTTCGATTTGCGTCATCTAAAATATTATTCATTCCAGCAAACGTACTAAAGAAACCTTCTGTATCACCATCAATTAAAGCTTGTTGCAAAGCCGCTGAATATTGACGAAACCTATCAGAGTTTGGATTAAGAAGTGAATTAAGTTCTGTATTAAGTTCACCTTGCTGAACATCCAGAGCAGAAACCTCAGAATCAATAAGAGAACTTAAATTAGCAGATTGAAGAGTTGTTAATCTGTTCTGAGCAACTAGCATACTTCCAACTTCACTTTCATAAAGTCTCTGTCCAGTTGACGATGCTCGAACTACTTTAGCTAATTCAGCTAATTTTTTTTCTAAAGAATCAGGAGGAGCAGAAGGATCTGGATCAATATTGCCACCTGATATCATTGATATATTTAGCTTAAGTGCTTTCTCTCTATCTACCGCACTTGATGATGAATAAAGTTTTTTAACTTGTCTTACAATTTGTTTAACAGCAAGTTGTGCTTTTAAATCAGTTAAGTATTTTGCTGGAGATATTTTTACTCCCCCAGGTAACTGTCTACTATTATTTATCTTTTCATTAAGTTTGAGTTGGTGAGGATTAGTATCTAAGTCTTTTATCAAAGCTAAAACAGTATCAGCACTACTACCTTGCGCTACCGCAAACAATGCTTGATTATGTTTTTCAATATCTTCAGCAAGATCAAGATTACCAACTCTTATCCTATTGTTAATCATTTGCACTTGGAGTCGAGCGGCAACTCCTGATACATACTTTTGACCCTGACTGCCAATCATAGATTTATATTCACCAGAGTAGGGAGTAGCTAATTCGTTTATAAACTCTCCCATTTGTTCTTCAAACTTCTTGGGATTGTTGGGGAACATAGCACTATAAGTTGCGCCTTGCTTCTCTAACTTCTGGCTTACAATAGAACTAAATCTTCTTCTAAGTTCATCTTTGATAACAGCTTGGCTTGTCATTCCATAGCCTTTGGCTGGCAATGCAGTTACTAAGTTATCAACTAAATTTATTGGTTTGTTGTTTTCATCAAGACCAAATATCTCATCATCATCTAAGCTCGATATATATTCGCGACCCTTCTCTTGCGCCTTCTGTCCAGCTATACGAAATGCTTGATTGCTAAGATTAGAAAACACTTGCGCTGTTTGACCGAGATCATTAGCTACACTCATGTCAGCTCGGATAACTCCGATTGCACTACTTTGAACTTGTCTTCTGTATTTTTGTACCATGTCTAACTATTCTGATAATAATCCATTGCGCCACTTAACACAGTCGAAGCGGCTTGAAGGTTTGCTGTTCTTACTGCTGACTCACCAGCTCTGATTGCACTCATCTTTCTAAGCCTCAACTGTTCCTGTTCAGCAAGACCTTTGAATCCTACACGTCTTAAATCACTATTAGCTAAATCTTTTTGTGATTGATTAAATGCTCTTAATGAGTTGTCATCATCTCGATTCATAAATCCATACAATGATTCATTTGCTTCTTCTGCTTCTTCAAGCTGATCAAGAATATCATTGTGCGCTTCCATAGTTTGAATCTTGCGCTGGAATCTTTCTTGCTCGAGCTGTGCCGCCTCTGCTTCCTTTTGTCTTTTTCTTTCTTGACCTTGAGCAATAGTTGCACTCGCACTAAGTATTGATCCTAAAAATCCTGCGGCTTGAAAAAACATTAGAACGTCACCTCTGCAATCAATGAGTTGACTTGTAATGACAATGGAGCTGACTGGCTAATTGTAACTTGTGGATCTTTTGAATAGCCCAGCAATCTAAATTCTTTTTTGCCAGTTACAGATTGTCTTGCCAAACTTAAATCATCAGTAACCTGACGAATAATAAGATTATTATTATTAACAGAAACCGATAGTGTATTAGATAAATCTAATATAACTTTATTCATACTTCTTGGCTCTCCAGTTATTGGACCTACTTGAGACATTGTATCTATTGGATTTGTTGTAAGAGTAACATCAAACTTAAATCCTATTTCTGCTGATGAAAGAGAATTGTCCACAGCTGATACATCGATGTTGCCACTAGCCACAGTAAACTGACCAAGATAATGAGTGCCGCTGACCACATCGAGGACTGCACCGTTAGCAAAATCAGCGCTGACATCGAAGACTCCGCTAGAGCCAGAATATGTTTTAGCCATATCAGTATTAAAGCTACTATCAAACTCACAGAGAATATATTTATTTGTACCATCTCCTTTATCAAACTTTACTACAGCATACACTCTTGTATCAACTGTGCAAATAGAATGAAATGTTCCTTGACTTGTAAACTGTGTCCAGCCATATCTCTGTTCGCCTCTGTTTGAATTAAACACACCAAGCGTACCATTAGCATCTACAAGAAAATAATAACTTTCAGCTCGATCTATACCACCAGCAAGAGTGCTAGCTTGAATTGGATTCTGTATAAGATGAGAAGCAAGGCTTGATATCGGTTGTCCAGTATAAGCATTTTGTCCATCATCAAACAGCATCTCTCTTACTATCTCACCAGAACCCTGAACATATACAGTAGCACCATCGAACACATAGGGTCTAACGGAAGAAGAACCAAAAGGTGTTTGTCTTTTTATTGTAGCATTTGTAGGGGTTGTAGGCTTCTCAACAAAAGCTGGCACAATAAATTCATCGGTAGATGTAAACGCTTGCAGATCTCTATTTGATACAAGATGCTTGATTGTATTTACTTCTCCAATAGCGGCACGAATATCAATCGAGTCATTATCACTAGCATCGCCAATATCAAAGTTAAAAAACTCATTTGATTTACTTGCCCATAATCCATCAGGTTGAGATATAGTTCCAGCATACCACAATCTATTTTGATGGAAGGTAACAGCTCCAGGGAATCCTCTCAACACGGAGTAAGATTGTTCAGACCAGTTCGTAGCTGGCGCATGAGTTTCAAGGAAGGGAGTACCACCACCAGCTACAGAGTCATTTGCATTTCCACCAGCATTAAAAGTAAATGTATTATCATCAATTACTTCAGCAACAGTTCTTGATCCATTTAAATTACTTGCCGAAATACCACCGACTGTATTTGCATTTGATATAGTAAAAGCATCACTTGCAGAGAATCCATGATTTACTAATGTTACTTCTACTGTAGCCACGCCGTTGTCCGTCCGAAAAGAATCAACCTTAAGTTTTTTCTTTAGAGTAGCTAACGCATTTCCTGTTGCTTGGGTTGCTGATTGCACAGATGTTATTGTTATTTCTTGGTCGTGATACTTTATGGTAAGACCAACATGCTTAGAGTCAGGATAGTTCCCACCTGACTGTGAACCAGTCAAATCCCAATACGCTTCACTTGTTGTAAGAGTAATACCATTGCCAGAACTTGCAGATGGGTCGAGAGTTACACCTAAGTCTTGAAACTGAAAGTATGGCTGATAAATCTTTGCGCCAGCAGATTGTGTATCAAATGTCTTTGTCTCCATTTGGAATGAGGTCAGTCCAGTACGCACAAGCTTACGCACCATAAATGTTTGATGTGCAATAAACATTACATCACCAGCTTGAGCATAAGTAACCTCATGCATATTAAGATTAGTTATTGGTATTGTCGCGCCACTTGAATCAGCTGTAAGCGTTGCCGCCAATGTAACATTATTGCTGGTATCGATTTGAAATACTCTTATCTTCTGATGCTCCAGAGAAACAATATATCTTTCATCATCTGAAAATATAAATGGAACAAGCCTATGTTGCTGAACTTTAGCAGTATCAATAGACGTATCAAACTCATATATTTTTGAAAGACCAGCTCTTTTTATTACACCACCTTCTGCTCTAAGAAAAAAGTTCTCAATCTTTTGAGCTGAGTTATTGTAAACCTTTGTATCTGTTCTAGATATAAGACTAGGACTCACTTCGCCAAACTGAAAGTTAGTGAGAGGTACTTTTGCTTTTTGCATTAGCTTCTCCTAAATGCACTAAATCTAGTTTGTGGTATTGCCCTAGTTGTTTGTTGTTGTGAATCTATATTCCTAGCTTTTAACATTGCGGCATTCGCCATCTGTGTCATGAGTTGCATTAACTGACCATCTCTTGCAATTGATGTAGCAAATGCAGAAGCTAAAGAATACTCAAGAGCAATAGTAAAATAACTAGGAAAGTTTTCTTCTGTTGCTCGGAATGTAAAATCAGCTATTACAGAATCTTGCGTTGAAGTATCAGCATATACCATGTCACCGTATATCTGATAATTTATCTGTCCATCATTTACAGTTATCGCATGGACTAACAATGTATCTGATGGGAGCTGATATGCAAAGTCATATCGACCAGTTGGAGCATCTGTCAATCTGTTTAAAACAGCTTGGTCAGTTGCAAATCTCCAACGTGTATTTGATAAAGCACTACGGCAGATATCTTCATAGAGACTTCCAGCTACCAATGATTCTGTTGTACCATCAGTAAAAGAAGTTATCGGTTCAGCTCCTATCAAGATAAGAGCGCGACTCGATATATCTATTGCGCTATCTGCCGCAGTTGAAGTCATTAGTCGCCGTCTGTTTCTACAATAACTGTACCATCAGATACATCTACTACAGAACCTGTGTTTGATAAGACATTTACCCAATGAGTTGTTGGAGCATTGGTATCTGAAACACAGATAACATCACGAACACTCAACATATTTGCCGCATCATTAAAATAACCAGAGCTATTTACAGTTGCGATTGTGTCCGATGTCGAGTAGTTCCAAAGTTTTGGACCATCTCCATTCATTGACCAAAGGGTCAAACCAGAAGCACTATAAGCCATGTCAATACCTCCTATGAGTTATTGTCTAAGACTTCATAGATACCATTGTCATCAATGACAGTAGCACCCATAGACATCATAGACGTT